CATATATGTATTATGATGACCTTGTATCTGATCTGAAAAAAATGCATCAATTGGTTTAGTAGATGTTTCACTCTTAGTAAGAATTTCATCAAAAATACTACTATTAACGATATAAGCATGACATGCAAAAACATGACCACTAACATAATTATTATTTAATTGTGACCAATCTTTGATATGAATGCAAAGACCTCCTAGATAAACCATTTCCCATCCATCGGGAAATATAGGAACATCATTTAGATTCTTAACAATCATAGCATCATCTTCCAATATCAACACATTTTTCCATCCTTGTTCTTTTGCATATTTAATACAACTGACATGTGATTCAAAACATCCTCTTACAGGATTTGTATGCGGCGTTGCTGTAAAGAATTGATAAGGATAATCTTTCCATCTTTCCATAAATTTTTGTCTACGTTCTGGTCTATTAATTAAATTGATACAAATTATACCATTAATATTATTATCACCTGGGCCAATTAAATAAGGACCTATTCTGGCATTTGTTATTTCTTGATTTTGTACAATATTTTCCATTCTATTATATTATATTATTTAATTAATAGTTAAGACGCAGTTATTTATTTCCTATTTTTCAGCAAATTTATCAAATTTACCTGATTCAATGTCACCACTTACTGTGGTATACATATAACCTCCAACGCCCATCATAAGTAATAGAATACAACAACAACAACAGCAAATAACATAAAAACTTACTATGTATATACCACCTTTTTGAAACATTTCACCAAAATCACCAAATAGATCACCAGTCTTTTGTTTTTGTGTTGATTCGGCATATGCTTCACTGACTGTTGACATAACTGTCTTAATACCACAATTTGCAACAGCAGATCCAGCATTAATATTTTTAACTATTACGTTATCACATTCTTCGATAACTATATCTTTTGTGGCAATGCTATTTGCAACAAATGCGTCGGCTTGGCATTTTTGTCTTAAGATATTTTTGACTGATGTTTCCACATCTTGAACAGAGGAGCTAGCATTAACACCAAGAAGAGGTAATGAAGTTTTTTGTTCTTGTGATGCTTCAGCCCATGTTTTAGCGGCAGCTTTGGAAACAGCATCTAATGCTACACTAGAATTTGCTAAACATTTATTTATATTTTCAACACTACTATTTGTTGATTTTCTTATAATAATATTACCAGTATCAACCGAACATTGTATATAACCATTAGCACCAGCGGCTTGATCTAATTCGCTAACTAAATTATTTTGTACTTTATTTACAGCAGATGATATATTGGCTCCCATATAATGTTATATTTTATTATACTATTATATAATATTTTTATTCCCAATTATATATATAATAAATTATATGGGAGGAACTGCAAGTACAAATGGTAGCAGTACATGTGGTGATTATCCAAAAAAATATACATTGGAAGATTTAGCGGTACAAGCACCAAATATTGGAAGTACATTTGAAAGTGGTGGGTGTACCTTATCGGTTGTTGGTACTGGTGGAGGTTCTGGTTTATCATATCTTCAAAATAAAGGATTTAGTTATCCAAATAATGGAGAATTTAGTTACGACGATCTTGGTTCAGGTTGTAGTTATTGTATGTCTGATGCCGGATGCGCTTGTTCTGGTATTGGTAGTATTGCGGGTCAACAGGTAAGATTTAAACGTGTAGCATTTAATGCCACTCCGCTTGATTGTTGTACATCACCAGGAGATAAAAAAATAGTCAATGATAAGACATGTGATCCTAAATTCAAAGATTATAGTAAATCTGATTGCGATGCAACAATGCAAACATATTGTGAACAAGGAAATAATGCAGGAAATACACAATGTAGTAAATGGGCGCTTGCATCAGTAAATAGGGGAAGTGAAGTAGCTAACAAAGTTATGAGTAGTTATTGTTCGACTGGTACAAATTATATATCACCTGCGTGTCAAACATGGGTAAAAGCGACATTAGGAAAACCATCATTAAAATATGTGGGAGATTCCGCTTTAAGTACTTATTGTCAAAATAATAGTACAGATCCAAAATGCGCGTGTCAAAATCCTCCACAAAATGTCACTTCGCTACAACAAATATTAACAACACCAAAAGTTTGTTGGTATGAACCATGTAAAACCGATAGTACACAATATTTAACAGCCAAAGATCAAGACATTCTAACCGGTTCTGCATGTGCAGGTGTTACATGTCAAATTAATGCAGGCGATATTGATATTAGTCAATCTAGTAAAACTAAAACTACCATTGAGAATAAATGTAATAATCAAATTGATACTTCTGGATTGGGAGGATCTGGTAGTCCGCCTGTAGAGTCCGGGAGTCCTACTGGATCTGGAAGTCCTACTGGATCTGGTAGTCCAGCTGGATCAGATAAACCAAGTGGTTCAAGTACTCCAGCAGAAGCAGAAGCAGAATCAAATAATAAAATGTTGTTGTTTGGTGGGGGAGGTATCATAAGTTCATCATCATTATGTATGTGTTGTATTATTATTATTGTTATTATATTTGTGATGATGCAGAAGAAAAAATCAGTTTAACCCTAATAAAATATTATTAATTGTATTATTTTATTCTGTTATAAAAATATATAAATATGGGAGGAACAACAAGTTCATGTGATACATCTCCAGGACAGTTTCAAATAACTGATTTAAAAGACTTAAAAATTGGAGATACAAAAGAAATGTCTACTGGTTGTGGCCCAACAATTGATGGCACACAAGGAGGTAGTTGTCTTGATGCATTAAAAAATAAAGGGTTTTCGTGGCCAGATAATGGAGAATTTGATTGGGGTGGGAGAGGTAGTAATTGTAGCTTATGTTCATTTAATTATGGTTGCGAGTGCGGCGGAGGTATTGCTGGTAGTCGTGGTACAGTTAAAAGAACTGCTTTCAATGGAGATACCACTGCGTGTTGTACTGCAACTCAAGCAGCAACAGGTAATACCGTTATAAGTGGTAAAACTTGTAATCCAGATTCAAAAGATTTCAACAAAACATTTTGTGATCAAGCAATGCAAAAATATTGCGGAAATAGTAGTAATACTGCAAACGCCGCTTGCCAAAAATGGATTACTGCGGCGGTTGCTAGAAAACTACCCGCAGTCAATGATATTTTGAACACATATTGTTCCCAAGGAACAAACTACGCCAATACTACTTGTCAAAATTGGGCAAGTGGACTGAAGGATAAAGATCCAAATAGTACAGCAATTGATACTGCATTGCAAGCTTATTGTCAATCTAATCCAACTGATCCAAATTGCGCATGCGTTGCTCCATCAGCCAATGCTACAACCGCTGTATCAATGATGTCATCGCCTTTAGCATGTTGGTATAAGCCCTGTCTATCAGTTGCAAGTAACAATTATTTAACATCTGCTTTAACAAGTGATAAGAGTAATTGCAGTTCAACAACATGTCAATTAAATGACAGTGATATTGTTTTGGCTAATAATACTTTATCGTTTAAAAATACATGTGGTAATAGTTTAGTGCAAACTAGTTATAGACCATCATCTCCTACAGCGCCAAAAACACCTGTAACGCCGCCAACAACAACATCAACGCCACCAACAACATCAACGCCACCAACAACATCAACGCCATCAGGAACACCACCAACAACATCAACACCATCAGGAACTCCGTCAACACCATCAGGAACTCCGTCAACACCATCAGGAACACCATCGGGAACACCATCGGGAACACCATCGGGAACACTATCAACACAAGAAGAAAGTAAATCAAATAATACTATGTTGTACCTGGGAGGGGGTGGTTTATTAGTATGTGTATCATTATCAATATGCTGCATCATTATTATGTTTATTGTGTTTATGATGATGGGTAAAAAGAAATCCGATTAATATATTATAAACTAATAAATATAAATATGAATTCAGATAAATGTGATATTAAATTATTACAATTAGATCAAACTATAATACCAAATATTCCATTTATATGGTATAGAGAAGAACAACTGTTATGTCCTTTTGATATGATTACAAAAGACAAAAATTACAAAATTATACAAAGACATGTATTAGGAGATGCTAACTTATATATTGGACTTCATAGTCTGATGTATTATACCATTCATAAAGATACGATCCATGATCAGAATATAATTAATATACCTGGAAATTATAATCGAGAAATACATTTTAATGTCAAAGTTACTTTAATTGAGGGAGAAATTAAAGAAATTCCACATGGAATAAAATTAAATGAATATGTTAATGGTAGTGTTTTTATTCATGGTGCAAGTTTTTCACCTCCCGGTTGTTTTCATTTTAAAGTTAATAATGAATTGGAGAAAATTGAATTTTTATGTGATGTTGTTTGCCAAGAATTAAATATAAATGAACAATACCAATTTATATTGATAAATTTATGTAAATAAATTAAACCTTTTTAAGAGTCCATGTTTCTTTATCCAATATGAATTGATCAGATCTGATCAATTCTAAATCTTTATTTGTTTTCACTGGAATGAATCTATCTCTTGGAACCAAATAACATTTCACTTTATCATTATCAAAAAATTTAACCATACTACCAATTGCATATTCTAATTGTATGCATTCTCTTCCGTCTTTTAGTTTTTTCGGATTAAGAATTAAGTCAATATTATTTAGAAAATCTAAATTCGATACTAATTCTTTTATGGCTTCTAATTTAATCCAAACATTATTGGTATTAAAATATTGAAATTTGTCTATGGATGTAAATTCATTTAGTTTATCTGGTGGACATTGAGCCACTTCAAACATTTTATACTTGCCATCATATTTGATTAGAGTGCCTCCCTTAATATCTTGTAATGTTTTGGGGGTTAATTCTAATGCATAATCTACGTTTGATTTAATGAGATCCTGCAAAATTTTATAGTCAATTGTTGCTCCTAAGTTATCAATATTTGAAATAAATGCATATTTAATTCCCATCGAAATTAATTTATCCAATATACCAGTTTGTGAAATGGATAGTAAAAGATCACCGTGACCAGGTGGGCAAAGATGGTCTTTGTTATCGCTCTTAATATCTAACGATTGCTTTGTTTCCTTAATTATTCTTGGATAGCAATTTTGATTATATGCCATGATAGTCAAATCATGTGGTATTTTATTAAGATAATCATTCGTGTCTTTATCGGTATAAAAAGAATTCATGAGAACAAGGGGAATTTCTGATGTTTTTTTTAATTGTTCGATAGTAATATCAAGAAACGTATGACCATCTTTAACCTCAAGAAGGCTCTTCGGTCCAACACACCCTAAAGTAGTTCCTAGTCCACCATTTAATTGAATTATACAAATATGCTTTTCTAGTTCGCAAATTTGATTTGAATCTATCCCAGATAAATCATTATAATTAATCAAAACATTATTATCTATTAACTCAATCTTATCCCAATCCAAATAAGGATTATTCATTTGAAGGTATCTGTTGTATAATACATTAAAATTGTCCATATTATTAATATTAATAAATTATATTTATAATAATAAACGTAATTTTATTATATTTAATAAAATAATTGTTCAACAAGTATTTCTTTTTCCGGAATATTAGTTAAATGATAATTTATTCTCTTAATTAATATTTTGATTCTTCTCCCCCATTCTTTCTTTTGCAGCGAGTTAACGATTTTATTAGTTTTTTTAAAGCAACCGTCTATCATTATATTGTTTTCATCTTTATATGAATCTGGATTAAATCGCAAAAATATAATTGGTCTATTACCTAAATCTTGAAATATTTCCATTATTCTTTTGTTTTCACACGAATAACCTTGATGTTTATGTTCATCACACTCAATAATTATTGTATGGGTTAAACACTCAATTCTAACATCTGGTCGTCTTGAAGAACACCCATTATCAATTTTTTTGTTAAATACTAATTTAGTAGTTTCGTATTCTTTTATTAATTCATCATGCAAATATTGTTCTTTTAGTCTATATTGTCTCTTAATTTGTATATCTGGATTTAATATACAATAACAAGTAAAACAATAAGGTTTGCAAAAATCAGGAGTTTTCTTAATATTTACATATTTACAGTTTGCACACCATTTTTTGGGATGTATTGAAGGATCACATAACCTACAATTAACTAATGATATATTATGAATGCAATTCAGACTTACAACATCAATCATATCATCTTTTTTATGCTTTGAACAATATAATGCTTTTGTTTTTCCTTTATGGTTAAAAGATGGTCTTATCTGACAATTATTTTCGATACATTTTTTATGTTTAATATCGACCATATCATCTTTTTTATGCTTTAAACAATATAATGCTTTAGATTCGCCCTCATAATTATAAGATGGTTGTATTTTACATTCATTATTTTTACATCTTCCACTTTTAACATCAACCATATCACTTTTTTTATGCTTTGCACAATAGATAGCTGTTATATCTCCCTCATAATTATAACATGGTTGTGTTCTGCACCTATCTTCAATACATTTTTTATCTTTAATATTAATCATACCGTCTTTTTTATGTTGTATACAATACACGCCTTTTATTTTATCTTCATAATTATAACAGGGCTGTTTCTTACAACCAGTTTCAATACATTTTTTATTCTTTTTATCTTCCATACCAACTTTTTTATGTTTTGCACAATATATGTATTTTGTTTCACATTCGTAGTTATAACTTGCATTAGTCTTACAATCTTTTTCAATACATAAAGGTTTTTTTATTTTTTTTCTTTTGGATGATAATTCATTTATTTTATCATGCAACTGTTGTTTGAGCAATTCATTATTCATATATATGAATAATATATATTTTTATCAATTTTCAGACGCAAAAAATAAATTTATATATTCACAAAAATATTTAAAATTATATTATATTGTAACAATTATGGAAGCTCAAAATAAGTATAATTGTGAACAATGTAAATTTACATGTAATACCAAAGCACGATGGGAAAATCATATAAAAACAGAATTACATAAAACAGGAAAACGAAAGAAAAGAAGTGATATTAAGGACCCCTATAAATGTATAGATTGTAATTATGAAACAAAAAATATTGTAACATACAAAAAACACATGTTAAATATACATTCTAGTAAAGAAACCAGAGAAAAAGAATTTAAGTTTTATTGTAAATATTGTGACTTTGGAACATTTTCAAAAGATACAATTGATGTTCACAGTAAAACAAGTAGACATACAATTATGATAAAAAGAAATACGTAAGATGTGCGTTTTTAGTGCGATACCTCACTCCAGAACATCTACAATATATTCTTTTGTCAAAATAACATCTTCTATAAATGTTTCATTATTTGATTGTTCTTTATATAAATTTTTGTATCCTAAATCGGGTATTTTAACTGCTTCGTCTTGTGTCATAACTGCGGTATAAATATAATAATGTTCGTCTATCATGCATGATTGTACTTCAATAAAAAATTTTGTATCATTTATGTAAATATTGAATGAGTTTGGATAATGAAACGGGCCTAATGCAATACCTTCTAGTTTTTTCTCAGTAATTAATAAAGAAATACAATAATACATGTCATAGAGAGAATTAGAAAAAATCATCGGAGCCAAATTTATCGGAAGATTGTTATCTATATCAAAGAGTGATTCAATTGTCCCTGCTATATTATCTAAAAAATTATATATGTTTTCTAAAATCATATGCCACATTCTATATATATAATCATATTTTTTTTTAGTACATATATACATATAATCAAATGCGGCCAAGTTTATTTGGGCATGCTTTTAATGGATTTCTGTTATTAGTTGCAATAATTTTATTTTTTCAATACTACAAAACACTCTCACCTGAATCAATGATTGAATTCGCATTACTCTTTTCAATCGCTTTTGGGATTCATGCTATTTTACATCATTATGAAGAAATTTACTATGATTTCAATCCTTATCAAAATAAATGGAGAATTCGTAATAATGCAGTATTAAATGTTAAAAATATTAGTTAGTAAAATATCTTCTGTATAATATAATATAATATGCCAGGTGTAGTTGGTATAGGTACTAAAGTTAAAGTAGTTATAGCTGTTATTATAATGGCATTATGTTGCCTTGTTAGTACAGTATTAATATTTACAGCTGGTCCAAAAATGCCTATTTTAGGAGATGCTGATAATAAATCAGTATTGATTGGTAGTGAAGTATGTTATGTCATATGTACAATTATATGTTTCTTATTAGTAGGATTGTCAATATTTGGCGCAATTAAAGCTTAATTTGAATATGATAAAATGTTAAATCAAAATATAATAAAGGAAGGCAAGCGAAGTAATAAATACACCAGTTATAACAATGATTTGTGAAAATGATGGTGTAATATCTTCTTTATTTTTATTAACTCTTGCAATCATATCTGAAAATTGTTCGTCGTCCATTTTGTTGATTAATATAAACAAAATGTTACCATATTATGTAAATTTCAAAATTTTATTTGAAAAATCTATTCTTATAAACAAATAATTTAGTATCTTTAAAAGGAATTAACCTTTCTAAATTGATGTTTGATTTTAGGAATCCTTGTGTATTAAATCCCATACAATTTTGATCATTCCTACATAATTCTTTTAGTTCACCTATCGTTATTTGTTGGTTAGTTAATAAATCGTCTCCTGGTGAATCAATACCCTCAAATATTAAGAATTCGGTGTCATTCTCTTCATTGTCTGTTGTTGATAAATCCTCAACATGTTTTTTAAATAGTCTGACGAATGCATTATTCTTTGTAGTAAAATATTCAAGATCTTTTGGTAATAGGTTCGTCTTAGATGCTTCTGTGTCCCATAAATGAACACCGTGACTATAATCATAATTTTGTTTATTATCGTTATCATGTAAAATAGACAGATCATTCCATAAAAATGGATAAAATGTAAAATTAGGTAGAATTGTCATCATATAATTATATTTTTTTCTTAAATAAGATGGTACAATAACAGAATGCCCCATCCACCATCCGATAAAATCTTCTCCCCAACTATTTTCGTAAATATGAATCCATTCATTGACTAAATCATTGTTAGGTTCACACATGATAACAGCATTACATAAAAAATGGCTAGCTGTTGTATCAGTATCAGGTCTTTCAGAACACATAACAAAATGATAATTTAAAAATTTATCAAGGTTTCTCAAAAGAATAATATCAGTATCCAAATAAATTCCTCCCATTTCTTTTAATATATTTAATCTAACATAATCAGCCTTATGTTGAAAATATTGAACGAAATGTTTATTAATATAATAAGGTTCGACAATAATATTGGTAATTATTTTACTTTTTAGTGAATTATAATAGATATTATCTTTTGGTAAAGCATCACAGTGTAAATAGATTTCATAATCAGGATTGTGATATAATGCAGCTTTAACCGCAATATAATTAACCATATTAAATGCTTTACCGCGACTAAACCAAATAAAATGAATCTTTTTAGGTATATTTGTTTTTTTATTTAGGGCTAAATATGTTTCTAATCGTTCTTTATGAACATACAAATGATTATTTATACTAGGTTCTAATTTATCTAGTTCAATATAAAATTTCATCATACCATCATCTGTAAAACCTATACAATATTTATCATTTAATGCAGTTTCTTTTAAATTATCAATCGACGTTTTCGATCTTTTATAATCAAAATTTTCTATTTTTACATCTTTTATCTTAATAAATTCACCATCTTCTTCGTATGAATACTTTTGTAATAATTTTTGTAACATAGTATTATCTTATATTTTTATATTCCTTTTTCTGACACATATATCATGTTTATGATTAGTTAAATCTTATTAAACAAATCATCTATGTATTTTTCCTTATAACCGTGTTTATCTAAGAAATCTTTTATCCCTTTCTTATCCATATTCATTTTATTAAATTTATTAATTTTTATCTTATCGGTATGAATAACTGGTGAATTTTTAAAATATTTTCTGGCTACATCATAATCATATGATAAACTTACTTTTTTATGTTTAATGACTTTTTCTAAATCCTTATACTCTTGCATAAGTTTATAAGCTCCAATAGTACCAACACCTTTAACCGATGGACAATAATCACAACCTAACAAAATTGCAAGATCAATTATTTGTGATTGATTCATCTGAGTATTTTTCTTTAAAGTATTCAAATCGATTTCTTGTATTTTTTTCTTATCCGATACTGTAAAATTCTTTAATATCTTATTACCTCCAAAAACCAATATATCCATATCATCGGTGACAATATAATCTACCTTATTGTTCTTGCTTAATTCTGCTAATTGTGAATCAGCCTCTTCCGGCGATTCTACAATTGTAAAACCAAACATCTTAATAATCTCCATACATTCCTTAATTTCTTCATATGTAATCTTGGATTTCATAAAATAATATTTCTTTTTTTCATCTTGTGTTACGGCCTTATAATACTTTTGTTGCATAAAATTTTGGAATTCTTTTCTTTGTTCGATAACTTGCGATTTAATTTTCGGATGCATACCATCAAAAACAAAAACTGGAGTAATATTATATTTAATCAAACCTTTTAATTTTAATAATAAAGAATGAATATGTGTAACAATAATATCTTTATTCATAATATCATAACCATTTAATCTAATTGCGAAAATCATTTTGTAAATCATTAGATTGGCGTCAATACCTATTATTTTATTCTCATATTCATTGATTTTATGATATTCAATTGCAGCAGGGGAATATCGTTTTATTATCTGCATAAGATTTTTTATGCCCATATTATATTTATTAATAAGAAATAAATAAACTAATATAAAGAAATGACTATTAACTGAATTTATGTCAATAACCGAAACAATCACTACATTTAATACATTTAATACAT